CAAATCTTCCCATTGAACCCGAAGTATCAATAACCCAAATAATATCAACACCGTCGACTGATTGAGGTTGTATAAAGGAATCAATCCATATTAAACCAGGATCTGTTGGAACCTCTACTTCAATATAAACGGGAACTTCTATCTCTTCATGGACAGTTTCATAAACAACTTCTGTGACGGTTTCTGTGCCACTACCAACAATATAGTAGTCCATATTGGACGTGCAGCCTGTTAAAACGGCTGCTACAAACACGAGCAGTTGTTTTAAATAATTTTTCGCCATCCCTATTAGTACGTAGTGTACTAATCGGCTTCAACCTGTTTTTGAGCCATTATAATAGAATATAGCTTTCCCGGGGATAAATCTGCCTGATCATATATTTTAATAATTTTCCAGTCAATAACGCCTGCAATGCGCAGCGCATAGGCTATCCATTCGCTACAATACCATTTATTTTTACGTTTTATATGAAAAGGAAGACATTGAGACAAAAGCATTCCAATCCAATCATATTTACAACCTTTTGTTTCTGTAAAAAAATCTTGTATTATCTCATGTTGAAGTTCATTAATTTCTAATGATACAAAATCCCACTTTTCAGGGTCAAAGTCAGTTTTAGTTCTTTTATCTACTTGACCTGTGAGGAAAGGGCTAATTCCCATCCATGTATAATTATCAGGCATCACCATTTCTACATGACTGTATGGGCTTTTTGTCCACCATCTTATAACTCTATCAATCCATCCTGCTTTTTCTTTATAAAAAGCTATTTTAACTTTCATATAAAAAATCCCTCTAAGATAACTATAACATTTTCTAAAGAGGGATTCAAAATATTTTTTAAAACAGAATTATTCTGTAGTATCGGCGGATTCGGTGATCTCTACTACTTCAATCTCAAAATTAAGATCTTTTCCAGCTAAAGGGTGATTCATATCTAAAGTCACATCTTCTTCCGTAAAAGAAAGAATTGTGGCCAAGATAGGATTTCCTATCGGAGAAGTTCCCTGAACTTGATTCCCCACTTCAAAGGGATACCCCTCCGGGAATGCACCAATAGGAACCGTATTAATCGCTTCGGGCTTCGGGTCTCCATATGCATCTGCAGGAGTAAGATTAATAGTTTTCGTCTCACCCGTAGTCATGCCCATAAGAGCCGACTCGAAGCCTTTAATTAAGCGCCCTTCTCCCACAATTACACTCATTGCTTCGCCGCGTTGGCGAGAATCGTCGAACACCTCGCCGCCAGTCAAAGTACCCTTATAGTGAACCTTAACCGTATGTCCGTTTGTTATTTTCATTATTTTTCCTTTTTGTTTTTTTTGCGGCTCTCAACCGCTTTTTCTACTTCTTCTGTTGGAAGATCCATATCTTCCTTTAAAATCCAAAGAGCCTTTTCGATCTCATCTGTTACTTCACCCTCTAAATTATCATCTATGAAGTGAATTTTCTCTGCTCGTTTGTATTGTATCTTATTTCTTATATTTTGTATAAATTTATTCATTTTATTATCCAATATTTTAAAATATTTCATCTTGCCATGAATTACTAAGTAAATTCATTGAAAGTATAACTTCTCCATTCTTTTTATCATGATATACTGCCAGCATATCGTGCTTAGTAACTGTATCCATTTGTTTTTCGCTTATTCGAATCTCACCATCATTTGATTTGACGAGAGCACAAAGCATAGTATACAAAAGTTGTTCTTTATTCAGTGCATTTCTTTCATCTTGATCCATATTAATCCTTCAAATAATTATTAAAACACCATGCTCCTAATACACAAGATATCCCAAACCAAATCCAACTATTGCTCAGTGCAGCACTAAGTGCAAAAACTCCGTTAATAACTGCACACCCTAAACTTACGTTACGGGAACTTAAAAAATTTTTCATCACCAATTTACTCCTGTTGTTGCAGCAAGCCTCCAATAACCATTTACATCTGGAATATAAACCAAATGCACGGGAACACTGAAATATCCTGCGGCCTGTGTCCAGCCAATTGCGGATACCAAGTGAACATAATTATTATCTCCTGCTGGATCATAAATAGTTGCATTTGCCCCAACTGCAAGCTGTAGAGCATTGTTAACTTCAAACCCAACTAAGACATTGGCTGACGGAATAATAAGACTTTGTTCCAACCCACTGATTGTTATATTTTGTACAAAAAGTAAATCCAGCCAGTCTCCTCCGCTCATTGTTTGCTGAGATTCAAATCCAATTGCAAACATGTGGGGATTAATAATTCTATCACTTCTCTCACCGCCATGTACATAGTTGTATCCAAAGCGCAATCCCTTGCGTGTTGTCCAATCATCATTATTTCTCATAGAAACAGCGTGGTCGTCGGCGACTGCTGTAGTTGTGAGCGTTAATCCAATAACGCATGCTAATAATTTCTTAATCATTTGTTTCTCCTATTCTAATGAAATGTCCTTAATTATATATTGAGTCTCACCGGTGGTTGGATTAATCTGCACTTCTAAAGTGGGAGGAGGAAATTCACTACATCTAATTTCTGTAGTTTGGCTTGTCTTTCTAATATACAAAGTACTGCCCTCCCTGGCCTCACACGGAATCAGTGCAAGAGGAATATCTGTTGCCACAATTTCGGCATTATCAAAAGTAATTGATACATGGGCAAAATTTTCTTCAATCCTATCAATTGTTCCAGTAAATCCTATAGCTGCTACAAGCATAGCTAAATTCATCATTTTTTCTCCTTAAGTGGTGGAGACGGCGGGAGTCGAACCCGCGTCCACAATAAGTTTAATTCCAGTCATTCACAAGTTTAGTCAGTTTCTATCACTTACTGACAAAGATAGACGGTCATAATCTAATGCTTACCGTCCTGTTGCACTAGATAGTTTGATTTTTGTAACTTATCTGTTATTTTGATTAGATTGGATAGAAGGCTCTAATCGGCCTCCTCGATTAAGCCGCTAAGCGTGCTGCTTCGAAATGTGTGTTGTTATTTGCAACTGTTTTTTTTGAACTTTTCAAGGTTGTATCTCACCTACTTGCACTATTCCTCTTTCTTACTCTGTCGAAGCCTTTTCGTCCCCTTAATAGATTTAATTATGATACCAGCAGGAATTCCGTCAGCATCATCTAACCATATAACTATTTCTTCTTTGCTTTCTTCTTTAAAAGTTTTAGAATAATTAATATTCTTTTTGGCATTCTTAAGCGCGGCCGACTCAGAACTATGGGTGCTGAGCAGATCACCTTGTATATAGTGATCATTTGATTTATATATCTTCCAACTCATCTTTCTCTTCTTCAAAATATTGGTTTATATTATAACGATTCAAAGCTTTCTTAAAATCACTATAAGTTAATCCTAAAAATCTTGCTGCATCTTTTTTAGATTTAGTTGTCGATATAGCAAATTTTAGGATTGCGTCTTTTGTAATATGTGAAGCTTTCTGCCAAATATTAAATCCATATAACCTGTGATTTAAATGCGAAGCAGAAGCTTCAAGTTTCACAGCAATAATCTCTTCTAAGGAAAGATTATTGATTAACACTAATAAACTATCATTTAACTTGTTTTGATCTCTTAATTTAGTTATAATGCTTTTATTGATTGTTGTTGAAAGCTTTTGTTTGTTTGTAGCCATCACATACCATCACAGAACCAACACATATAATGTAATAGGTTTTCAGAACCTTGTCAAGTGTTTTTTTTAAAAAAGTGTTTTCACAGCTGTTTTCAAAAGGGACTTACTTCCGCGGAGCGCATCGTTAAAGGATCCCATGAGGTGCGATCCTCGGAGATTGTCGAGGCCTCTTCTTCAGTTAAAGCTCTTCCAATTTCTTCTTTAATAATGCGTTTAAGTTGTGATTTTGTAATTTTCATAATTCAAACTCTAACTCCTCACCAGTATCTTCAGCAGGAACTTCTTCCTTTGCTGAATCATAGGCTTGATTGGTGGGCTCTGGCACTGATTCATCTAATTCACCCTCAAATTTATCAAAATAAAGCTTCAAATTAGCAATCAGATAATCATAAAACAGCTCTTGATCTTCGGGATCGGATAAAAGTTCATAAGAATCAATAATATTACTTTCAATTTTTTTAAAACAATTATAGGCCATATTACGACCGGTCTCGTCCCCAGTTACACCCGAAGCAAAATCTTCGCGCTCATCAGGCTGATCAGCCTCTTCTTCAGCCTTTTTCTCGGCATTGGTCCGAATATCAATAAACTTATCATCTTCTTCATCTCCTATTTGAATATCAATTTCTTCGTCCAGTTCTTGAGGAGATTCCGACTGATTATTTATTTTGGCCGGTGTCAATGTATTAATTACGGCATTAATTATATGTGCACGAAACGATTCGCGTTGTTGAAGATTAGTAGTAAGAGACTTGTAATCTACTTGTAATACTGGTACAATCTTTTTTAAAAGTTCTTCTAAAACGTTTATACCTGTAGATTTATTTGGGGTAGGATCCACATCAGGTACGCGCGCCTCGTCAATTAATTCTTTTAATTCGTAATTAATTAATTTTCGTATTAATTGACGAGCTTCGGATAACTCATCTGTTTTTCTCTTATTTACTAATTTAACTAATTTATATATATTTTCTCTTAAGATTGTTTCATCTTGGTTCATCGTAAAATGCCTCTTTCCATAATTAGTCTCATAACCGCATCAATGCTAATATTTTCTTCCAGATTCAAGCCTCTAGTTACCAGCTTACTCTTCGCGCGTTCTTTTTTATTGCCCTTTTTAATTTCTTTGTCATTTACCCATGGACCTCCATTCGCGCCGGCCATAGAACCGGGAGTGGCTCCTCCACTTACTGTACTTGTTTCGTTCACTGGGCGCCCGAGACCCAAGATAGATAATAGTTCTGAGACATTTTCTTTTCCTATGAAATCTTCAATCACGTCTCGGTTTCTTTCCGGATCTCCTAAAGCTTCCCTAAAATCTGTAGCGCTATAGGGAATTAACTTGCCATCTTTATCTGTGCCACGATAAGTTGGCTGAACGGCAGTTTGTTCGGGCGATAAGAGTTCAACATGTGGTTTTATATATTTTTCAGCACCCACCCATCGTTTCCAGTCATCATCCTTTGTGCTAGCGCCTAAAATAACTTTAGTTCCCGGTTGTAAGGGCCCTTCTTTGCCAACATATTCATATGCAGCATTAATGGGAGAGGCATGTGTTTGAGACTCAGTTACTTCTACATTAGGAATACCTCGTACTAATACATTCCAAATTTTAAGAGCATCTTCAGAAGTAATCTCTCTGCCATTGGGTAAATATCGTCCCTCTCGGGTAGGTTTGGAAATAATCACTTTTACTTCATTAGCAATATCAGCGTATTTTTTAACCATATCTAGATGACCTTGATGAGGGGGTTTATAAGCTCCGGGAACAACTGCTATATCCGCCGTTTTATTGGTTTGGAGGGGTTCATCTTCAAATTCAATATCCACAACCGGATCATCATCTTCATCCTCGAATTGTTCAACCAAGTTTCTCGTATAAGTAATGATAGTGTTATAAATCGTTTTCTCAGCGTTTTCTTGGCTTACAATTTCTATAATGGGTACTCCAGCCAGAATATCTTTATAAACCAGCTGAGGGGGCTTCTGGTACGTGTGGTTGGTGTTTTTAATCTCTTCCAGCCACTCTCCTATCGATTTTGTCATTTGTTTATCTTTGGATATCTGAATAGTGAAATTAGACAGATTTTCTTGAACAAATTTAGAAGATTTATCTACTAAAAAGTTTGCGCGACTAAATTCCAGTCGGTCTACAAACTTAATTCCATTTCCTGCATGATCTACAGCCACATATCCCTCGGGATTAGTAGCTATGAGATCTCCAGAGCCATCATCCACAAAATGTTTCGTGTTATAAACGGCATTATTATATTTTTCGATAAAAATATTCTTGGCTTCAAATAAAAGTCGAGATACTCGAAAAAGATTAAGGACATCTTCTCTCTTACTCTCGAATAATTGTAAGGTTTGTTGTTGTTGTCCCCGCTTTCTTTCTTGGCCACGGCTAGTCTTTAATTTGTTAATGGCGGCATCACTACGATTTCTGTACCAGTCTATAAACCCTTCAAAAGAGTTTTTAGGATTTTCTAAAAAGTGTCCCCCTTTAATTTCACTGTTAATATAAATGTTTAACAAAGCCATCGGGAGATCTTTATAGTCTATTCGAGCGTTAACTGAATCAGCTTTCTCAACCAAACTAATAATACTACGCTCTTCATTTTCCGTAAGAGTCACAATGCCGGTATCATCTGTAAAGAAAGCATCATCGAACCATATTCCTGGGGCTTGATTAAGGCTGCTTACATCTGCTCCGAAACTAGCTCCTCCATCTAAACTATCATAAGTGGTATGGAATACAATACCAAATTTTGATTGTCCGATTTCGCGTCCAAGCTCTGAATCAACAGGAACCGCGTAAACAATCGTATTGGGTTTGAAACGATAGTGAGCTTCTCCATTAATATCCACCACATCCAGCATTTCATCATCAAACATGAAATCACCCTGCAGAATGTTAGTAATTCCCAGTTGAGGTAAATATCGCAATGCTTTAGTTAACTTATCAACTAAACCCGGAGCGTGTCCGTGATTTTTTAGTATATCTTCTTCGGTATAATTTATTTTAGGAACTTTATTAAAAATAGATTTAGTCCCAACAAAAAATTTACCATTCTCAGGATTCACACCAGCAAATATAGCTGGCGCCCCATCCCATTTAACAGATGTTTGGATTCGAGAATTAGAATTTCCCTTAAGAGTCTCCAGAAGTTCCAAAAGAAATGCCCGGGCCATTTCATAGCCCCGGGGGCCCTGAGTGAGGACCAATTCTTCAAGATGGGTAAGATGCGTATTAGCCTTCCCTTCTGCGAGTATCACATTATGCGCGCCCATTATTAAGCTTCCTTTAACTTGCAAGCCTTATTGCTTATCAATCAAGATCATAAATATCTTGCGCAGTTTCTAACAAACGTCGAATTTCTTTTCTAGAAGCTAACTTACGTTCATCAATTTTAATAGCAATATCCATTAATTTTGATTTTAGCGCCTGCTTTGCTTGCGGTGTCAAAGATTCTGTGCGTCGACCGTTTTTGTCTTTTCCTCGACGGGCCGAATCGCGTGATTGCATCCGATCAGCAGTTGGGTGGCCCGGGGACTCTTCTAAAGCTTCACGATCGTGGTCATAGTCCTTGTCATGCTCTAAAGCATCAAGGTGACGTCGAATGGCCTCAATTCGATCTTTATCCTTCCAATCGTCATCTTCATAGTGACGCTTCTCTTCTTCTCCGCTATCCTCTTGAAGCGCTTTACCGGTCTTTAGATCTTCAGCAGCTTCATCTTCTTTCTCCTTAGTCCCAGTATAAGCCGCAGGATCTTTACCCCAGTCATCAGGCTTTCGTTGCCGTCTACCTGTACG